ATCCTTATCAATTACAATCTTTTCAGCTCTACCCAATTGATTCAAAGTTACTTTCTCTAAACTCAATCCAAGTTCATCTGTAATCAATGTACCACCTGTAATTGTTGCAATATCTTGTAGAATTTCTTTTCTTCTATCACCAAATGCAGGTGCTTTAACTGCTGCTACTTTTAGAGTTCCTCTCATTTTGTTTACAATAAGAGTTGCCAGTGCTTCTCCATCTAAATCTTCTGAAATGATTAATAGAGGTTTGCCTGTCTGTGCAGCTGATTCCAATAATGGTAGAATCTCTTTCATTGCTGAAATACGTTTATCGTAAATCAACACATAAGGTGATTCTAATTGAGCGTCCATTGTTTCCTGATTGGTTACAAAATAAGGTGATAGATATCCCTTATCAAACTGCATACCTTCTACTGTCTTAACAGATGTTTCAGTACCCTTTGCTTCTTCTACGGTAATGATACCATCCTTACCAACTTTTTCCATTGCTTCCGCAATCATTGCTCCAATAGATGAATCATTATTAGCAGAAATAGTAGCAATTTGTTCAATCTCTTTTGATGTTTTAATTGGTTTTGCAATTTTTTCCAACTCACCTACAACGATACGAACTGCATCATCAATACCTCTCTTTAAATCCATTGGATTTGCTCCCGCTGCTACATTCTTCACCCCTAATGAGAAAATCTCTTGTGCAAGAACTGTAGCAGTTGTAGTGCCATCTCCTGCCTGGTCAGCAGTTTTAGAAGCTACCTCTTTTACTAATTGTGCTCCGATGTTTTCAATTGGGTCTTCCAACTCAATTTCTTTTGCAACCGATACCCCATCTTTTGTAACATGAGGTACACCAAATTGTTTTTGTAGAATTACATTTCTACCTTTTGGACCTAGCGTAACCTTAACCGCATTTGCTAACTTGTCCACACCCTCTTTTAATCCGCTTCTTACTTCAGTGTCAAACTTAATAATTTTTGCCATATATAACTTGTTTTTAATTTTGTTTCAACGAATATAATATAAATATTTTAATTTTCCAAGCTATCTTCCTCTTCTTATTCGAATTTCTAATTCTTTTAAATAAGATGCTTTCCATTTGTGTTCAACCGATATAGGTCCATGAGGAAATTTATTTAAATCATATTTCCAAATAGAAACACATTCCTCATCTTCAAAAAGATGCTCAAATTTTTTAGATTTTTCTAAACTCATTGATTAAAATATTCTGAATTTGTTTGTATAATGTAATTTGCAAATGATTCATGCATTTTGAGTGAAAAGTGATGGTCACCTTCTATACCATATTCACCATGAGTTTCTTGCCATACATCATTCCACGTTTCCCAAAACCCTAAATTAGAAGTTATTTCACTTTTACCAATCACACAATCTGAATGATATTCATCTGTCCAACTATAACATAATAATTTAAATGGTACATACGATTGTAATGATTTTATTATTTCTGAAAAATTATTAATACTGGCTTTTGATGTATTTACTATTTTAAATAAATTTAAATTCAAATGATAATTTTGTGAATCTAACAATGACTTATTTAATTCAGTTAATGGTGGTTCTAATTTTGTAGATGCGTTAGTTGGTATATAAGAATTACTACCTACAAAGTAGTCTAAATGCTTCTCTTTATCTATTGATTTTACACATTTATTACTATGTTCTACATCCATAATAGGATTTAACAATGGTAGACGGACTCTTTCGGATGTTGGCAAAAACAATATTACAAAATCATTTGAATTTATAAAACTTAATTTTCTTAAAAAAATATCAATTATAGTTTGAGTATCTCTACTGCCTTTAGATGATACATAATACTCCTCACCGATAAATTGCTCACAAACTTTAAAAATCCACGCGTTTGGATAGGAACCCGTAAAACTATCTCCAATAATCCAAATTTTTTTATTTTCCATTTTGTAAATATACTAATAAAAATTAAATTTGCCAAGTCCTCATACCAAATTTATTCCAAGTAAATGGTTGATTATATCCCATTTCTAATTTATCCAATGCTTTTATAACATCGTATTTGGTATTATTCGGACAATAAAAGAACATAAATCCTCCACCTCCTGCTCCACTTATTTTACCACCCGTTGCTCCAGCTTTTAATGCAGTTTTATATAATAATTCTATTTCGGGAGTACTAATGCCTTTTGCTAATAATTTTTTTTGTTGAAATCCATAATCTAATATTTCACCCAATTCATCTATATTTCCTCGTATTAAACAATTTTTAATAAGTTTAGCCTGTTCTACTAATGCGTGTAATGAAAGTAAAGACGTTGTATTTTTGTCCGCCATTTTCTTAACTTGCTCTTCCAATACATCCGAACTGTTGCGTGTAAAATTAGTAAAATATAAAACAATGTTATTTTCGATTTCATCCTGTACTTTATCTCTAATTCTAATTGGGTTTACGATTACATCGTTTCCTCTAAATTCCATATAATTGAATCCACCAAACGCAGCTGCGTATTGGTCTTGTTTTCCACCGTTTTCTTTTAATTCAATTCTTTCAATTTGAATTGCCATTTCGGCTATATCGTACTCACCTAATGGCAAATTGAATAGTTCCATAAAAACTCCAATAATAGAGACTATAAGAGTTGATGATGTACCTAGTCCACTTCCAGTTGGAACATCTTGATTGGAAATTATATCGTACCCAAATGGTTCTATATTGAATCGTTTGCAAATGTGATTATGCGTTGCTTTAAACAACTTTAATCCATACGAACAATCTAACTCACTACTGAATTCATGCTCCTCATATTCCTCCTTATTTACCCATTTAAACGTAACTCTGGTATCATCTCTTAATTGTAAAGATGTATGTGTAAATAAACGAATTGTAGTGTTGATTACTGCTCCAATATGTGTTTTGGTATATTCTGGCATATCAGTACCACCTCCACCAAATGATATTCTAAATGGAACTTTACTTCTATATATTCTCTTCATCGGGCATACCATTTTCTGCATACCAATTTTTTACATTACGTTCTCCTATTAATAAGAAGAAACAATTGTAACAAAGTGGTCTAATATTATCCAATACTCTATTGTTTAGATTACCATCTAAAAAATCAATTAATAATGGCATTTTTCCATCCGTAATTCTTTCTTCACTGAATCCACAACTAGAACATACCTTTGGAACATACCCACTATCAAATAATTTGTTTTTGAATTTATGCAGAGGATATTTTATATGTTTACCCGCAATTAAATCATCTATATGATATTTTTTGTTTCGAATAGTTTTAGTCCTTTCTATTCCAACACCAAATGGATTTTTTAAATCGTCAAATATACCATATAATTTAGCATATTTTTTATAGGTGTTGTATGATACACCCAATGTTCTGGCTGCTTCAAACGCAGATTTAGATTGAGCCTGTGCTGCTTTTATTTGGGATTCTAAAATTGGTTTTGCACCCAATCCTCTTTTTGTAATTCTAATTTCAAGATTCGGAAAGAATCCTTCTACTTCATTTTCCATACTAATAACAATTTAATGTATATATAAGTATATCAAAATTTATTTTTTATATAATCTATAATTTTTTCAGATATTAATTTTGAACCTCTTATAGAATTATGTCCATCAAAACTAACACCTTCGGTATCATCTGAAAACTTTGCTTTTCGTTCTGTACTAAACCAGTGTACCAAATCATAAGTTTCATCGAATTTTACAGAATATTTCAATATATCACTTTCTACTCGTTTAAATGATGCGAGTTTACCATATTTTGGATTTAAAAATTTTAATTGATGTATTCTATTCGTACTTTCTAACGAAGTTTGAATAAATGCATAATTTATATTTTTAGAATTTAAAAGGTTTATCAGTAAATATAGTTTTTGATATTCACTTACAATATCTGATTGGACATTAAATGATTTGTCATACCAATTTTGTATTAATTTAAAGTTTTCATTTTCAATAAAATCAAAATTATTTTCACCTGCAAAATTACAATATCTATTTTGGTTTTCAAAATACATTTCACCTCTACCAGGAGGGGGTAATTCCAATATGAATAATGTAGATTTTAATTCTTCATCAGATGTATTCATTATATGTGTTACCGTTTTACGCACCACTCTATGCAATGAACCACCAAATATTGAATCATTTATTACTGGTATTTCAAAAAAATCTCCAACTCTATTTACATAATTATATTTTTCTCTAACCCAATCAAATTCATTGAATGGTTCAAATACGTTTGGATTTGTAAATTGTGTATTTTCTTTAAATTTGTCATGATGTTTACATTGTTCTAAAAAATAACTTATATCAATATCTTTTGTTTCTTCAAAATATTTAAAATACCACGGATTGTTATGACCATGCCCCCACATAAAACTGCAACCATTTGCGTATATTTTACTAAATGAGGTCATACGATGTGTTTTATTAGATTTTTAAAAGTATCATCTACTGAATACGATGTATCTAAATTTATAAAAAATTCAATTGGTTTTTCGTAATCTAATGCGAAAAAATCCTCCCTACCTCTGATTTTTTTTGTGTGGCAATAAATTTCTTGTACTTTACACTCTGATTTAAGTTGTTCTCTCATTTCTCTATATGGAGAAACTAAACTAATCACAACATCATTGCCAGATTTATCCAAATATTTAGCAATATCAAATGCCTTTTGAATATTCCTTTCTCTACCTTCTTTTGAATAATCTTTATTTGGAAATATTTCTCTTAACTGGTCACCATCTATGTGGAATACGGATTTACGCCAATTTTTTTTATCGGTTTGTAACCATATTTGTAACTTTTTAGCCAATGTGGTTTTTCCACTTCCTGGTTGGCCGGTAAATAGATAAATCATAACTTATTAAATAATAACGATTTTAGTTTGTTTATATTTTCTTCTTTTGGTGGTGGAGGGGTATCATGTTTAACATGTCTAACCTTTAATGATATATTTGGATATTTTTTAGAAAGGGATTGAACTGCTGATATGTTTTTATGCGAGTCATCTATAAAAAATACATCGTTAACTCCACTTTTTATTTTATCTTCAATCCAGTCAGCTTTCTTTTTTGGGTCTGCATCTGCTAATGCAACTACATATATTCCGTTCAATCCAATATCAGCTAAATATCGTTTAATTGGCATATATGCACCTCTTGCGGTAAGTATTACTATTTCTGAACCACCTACTCTTACGATGTTTTTAAGTAATCTTGTAACACCTTTTATTTCTTGTGGTTGGTTTACTTTATCAAAATCAGAAAAATCAAATTTATCACCTTTTTTTGGTTCATATACCGCATATTCTCCAGGTGTTAATTTTGATTTTTTTCCAGTTTTATGTGTAATGTAAATGTGAGAATTTGTTTGAACTAATGTATCATCAAAATCAAATACTCTTAATTTATCAGATTTAGCTTCACTTAATGAATTGAATGCAAATGCGTTTAAGTTGGAGTATACTTTTCCAAACTCAACCTTCATTCCATTCCACATTCCTGATGTAAAGTTATTAACCATTTAGTATTTGCTTCTTTGCCTTTGGTATTGATTTTTCTAACTTATCGTTCTCTTTTGTAAGAAATTCAACTTTAACACCCAATGCTGCCACTTCTCGTGTAAGTTCTAACACCATATTACGAAGGTCATCTTTCTCTTTTGATGCGGATTCTAATAATGCTTCTAATTTAGAGATACGGTCTTTACAATCGTGCTTTATAAAGTCATCATCTTTTTCCTTTTTTTGGGCTCGTTTTTCATAATAACGAAATGCCGATGCTCCTCCCATTACGGTTATTGCGGTGATTATTACTGAATAAAGGTTTTCCATTAATGTTATTTTTTAGGGGGTTCAATTGTACCGTCATTACCATCCATCGCATCGTGAACCGAATTCAATTGGTCTACTGCTAATGTGATTTGAGAATACATCCAAGAATCTAATTGCTGTCCTTCTGACATTCTTTGTAAAATCATATTTGCATAATCAGCAATTCTTTCCAAATCACCCATTGCCATTTCTTTCAATCCTGCCAATGTTTCTTCCGGTGAAGAATTATCATCACCCTCTTGCATTTTGTGTTTAAGTAATTCAGTCATTTTGTTGAATACTTGCTCACCACCATTCTCTCCTAAACGATATGCTCCTCCTAATTTCTCATAAACTTTAATTTTATGAGACATTGGCATACTTTTTTCGTTTACAGCTTTCCAAGCTTTTGGATTAGTTACTTCAAATTTCATATTAAATTTAATTGTATATACTGATATAAATATAAAAAAAATTCTTTATGCCCTTCTTTACCAAAATGTCTGTCATTATTTGTTTGCCACCATAATGAAGTTTTGTTACAAACATCTATCCAACATTCCGCTTCAATAGGAGTTATATAATTTTTACTATGATTTTTAACCATTTTATTGAATATGGGTAATCCACACTTATCCATATTCCAAAAAAATACATTTGTGTATCTTTTTAAATTTTCTATTATAAAGTTATATTGTAATAATGCATTTTCTGTATATTGCATCATTTCATTTTTACTTGATAATTTATGTTTATAAAACTCTATTTCACTTTCGTTAAATCCTTTTATATCATTATTTCTCAAATCAATACCTATATTTTTCCAAAAATCATATAATCTATCATAAAAAGTAATTCCAATTATAACAATATCATCTTTATCTAAATTATCAATATTGTGATACATTTTATGCAAAATCCCATAATTTGATATTCCAGCAGATGCATAAGATTGTAGTTCGTAATTTAATTTATTGGATAACAAAACCGGCCAAGATTCTTCTATTGATACTTCATCTATAGTTGAAAAATTAGTAGAAAATGAATCACCAAATATGTATAAATTTTTCATTAAAATAATTTATCTTTTCTCTTTTTTCTTTGAGTTGCAAACGCCAATAGAGTACATCTATTATGTTCACCTATTATCTTTTCTACTGCATGAGATGTATCAAATGTTTGCAAATCAATAATTGCAACTTTTCCAAATTTAGGAGCTATTTTGTATTTAGTTTCTTTATCAATTGAATGAGTATTTTTTGTATTTCTTAATATTAAACTACCACCCCAGTCTTCTTCCCACTCCTCATTTAAATAAATCAATACAGCGCAAGTATTTTGATATTCGTTACCTTGTCCATCATTGTGGTCTTTTAAATAGCATCCTTCAGAATAGCATGTCCATTGTAACGCACAATTAACATCATCTTCGGTTTGATTATAAAAATGTTTTATTATTTGATAATACGTTTGTTTTATAATTGAATTATCTGAAAATGGTATCATTTCACTTTGTAACCATATCTGTGCAATTTTATTTTCATCGTACTTCTTTATTAAATTATTTTTTTCAATAATCGCGTTTTTAAAAGTTTCAAATCCTTCATTAATTCTATATGAATTATGATTTTCATCATGTGCATCAAATCTAACTATAGTAAACTTTTCCAAATAATTATCATCCGATACTTTGTATTTTAATTCTAAAAATGCGTTATACGATTCTTCACTAAAATCTTTTAAATCAAAATCACAATATCCATTAGTGTGTAATGATTCGTTTGCTTCTATTAAATTCATTTTATATTATTTATTTCTGTTTGAAATACTTCGTATGATTGTTTTTTAAATTCTTCTTTTCTATCAATTCTTTTTATTATAGAATCATAATGATTTCTATTTCTATAAATATAATTTTCACAAACAATATAGTTTTTTAATTTGAATTGGTGTATGTTTACACCTGTTTGATTTAATTTTTCAATTCCCCACATTAGAAATGTATCATCAGGACCATAGGCTCCCATTGATTCTGGCAAAGGTATTCTATCTAATAGTGGTTTTGATAAAAGTGTAAACCATCCCGCTCCAAATTTTGTTTGTGGTTGGCCAGGTACATTATTAAAAACGGTTTCCAATGCAACATCACCTACTTCACCACAATCTACAAACGGATTATTTGTTTTGCAATAATCCAATGGTTTATTTAAATAATTAGAATTTACTAAACAATCCCAAGTAGTATCCCAATACTTAACAATCTCTGGTGTAATAAAATATTTATCAACATTATCAATTACATCAATTGCGTTTTCCATATAAAATAATATTCGTTCATCAAAACAAATATCAGTATCTAGCCAAATAAAATGAGTTGCATTTTTAGATTCTAAATGTGCGTATCGTTTGGTTTGAAGTGCACCGATAATTTCATCTCTAATCTGATAGGTAGATTTACTAGCCCAATCAGTTAATGGTTTTAGTGAATTGAATCTATCTATAAAAAATTGCTTATCTACTTTAGAATTTTTCCAATCAAATAGATAATCTGAAACTGAAAATGAAATATAAAATTCATAATTATTACCACTTATATGTTTGGATGCCTTATTCAAATCAATTAATACTCTTTCCAAATCATCCAACTCATGTGGCATTACGAATGATGTAATAACTATTTTTTTCATTTATATTTGTTTTCTATTAACTTTTTAAGTTCTTCATTTCTATCATATTGATGAACTAACGTGTATAATTCCCCTTTTAAATTTCTAACATCGCTTCCATCGATAGTTGGTAATTTTTCAGTATATGGTAGTATATCTCCCTTTTTTAATTTTAAATGCAACTGTGCAGCAAATCCTTCCTGTTGTTTTACAAATTGAACTTTATCTTTAAATTGATGTAAACGAATTAAAATATTATATGCCGCTTGGTCTGCCAATTGTTCCCTATTTGATGTGGTTAAACTCCATCTATAAATATCAATAAATAAGTCTCTAATAGCATCTTTCTTACCAACAATAGTTCCTGCACAACATATTTCTTCATTTTGTAACCAATCCCATTCCATAGGAAATGATGTACCTGCATTTAATCTTGCCCATTCTTCATCTCCAAATTTCAATGATTCCGAAAAAGCAAGAATATCTTTATTCATGTTCTTATTTAACCATTCGGTTGGGTCTTTTTGGAATACAATATCCTTTACATCTACCCATATAATCACATCCGTTTCGTATTGATGTAAAACCTGATACATATCTCTAAATCTTTGCAGTATGATATGTTGTTGCGGTTCCGATTGTATTAATTTCCAACCTTTAACATTAAGGTATTCTATTGTATCTTGAGTAATTTCATAAACCAACATCAATTTATCTCCATTAAACCCACTACGTTCAATTGATTCAATAAATGGTCTAATTTGCTCTACTCCGTATTTAGTTATGCAACCTATTATTGTGTATTTCATATTCTTTTATATTATCTGTCATTATTGCGTAACATTTTGTAATGTCACCGATATATCCCATTTCAGGCATACAACATATTGAATTTTGTATTAATTTTTCACCAGGTTTAACTAATACCCTTTTATTTGATATCAAAGTGTAATTATCAATTGTATGCCAAAAATAATTGAATCCACCGATTGCGTTAAACCACTCCATTGCGTCTACATTCTTACAATGTATCCATAGGTGTTCGTATCTTTCGTTTAACCAATGTTGAGTTATACCATATTGCGGTTCATCGTGTCCTAAAAATAAAACACCTTCAATCATCCATATATCTATTTCGACATCATAACCTAATGAAATTGCTTCATCTATATAATTAGGATGATTCTCTCTTTCAATATTTCTACCGTTTATGTTTCCTCTATGTGCAATCCATTTCATACACAAATATACTAAAATTATTTATATTTACCAAATTGTTCATTGTAGTGTTTCCAATAATGATATGTCCAAATTAATTCATCTTGTGATTTTATACCACTTTTTAAAATAGTTTGCCAAGCTTCAAAATTTTGAACTTCTTCTGGAGTTCCAAATACACTAACATAATCAGTATCATAGATTGTAACATTCAATCCATCATTAACCATTAAATTGTAAACTAATGTTACATAATACTCACCATTGTAGTTTATATCCAAATCCATCAATTGTTTGAAATACTTTTTAACATATTTACCTTTTGCAAAATAATATGTTCCAGTTGAAGCATGTTCTTCAATTGGTTTATCTGTATATGGTTCTTTTTCTTTTATCTCAATCAATTTACCATTATCCTCTTTTATATGTGCCATAAAAGTTGGACTCAGTCTATGTGGATGAAACCCAACATGAGAAAGAATGCAACCATCTGAATTTTTAATTGATTGTTTGAAATCGTTATAATCCCAAAGGTATGGATTATCACAATAAGTGATTATAACTTCTTCATCATCTTTTACATCTAAATTTTTTAAAGTATAAACTGGTCCTTTTTTGTGGTTTTGTATAATGTAAATTTCAGATTGTTTAACTAATTTATTCAATATTTCAACCATTTTGGTATTGTTGGCGTGTTCTTCATTTATTACAAATATAAACTCGTCATTTTCAATATCAAACATTTCAACAATATATTCTATAATTAATTTTCCATTGACGTTTATTAATGGTTTTGGGTCTATGTATCCTGCTTTAACAAATCTATCCCCCATACCTGCCATTGGAACTATAATCTTCATTTTCTATATTTTTCTGATTTTAGATTGTTTAAATACTCAATGTCTTTATTTGATAATTTTTTAATTTTACCTAATTGTTTAGCGTAATATACAATATAATTATGTGAGGCGAGTGTTTCGTTATCATTTATTATAACAGAATCTGGAAATGTAAATATATTTTCCTTTGGATATTCGGCCCAACTTAAATCAAATTCTTTAAATTTTATTACATTTCTTTCAATATATTCCTTTGAATATGTATTAATTCTAGAAATTAAATCAATACATTTATAATAGTTATCATAGGAAACTATTAAACCGTGATTTTCTAAAAATACAACATTTGATATGCCATTCGTATTTAAAATTTTATGTGTTAATTCCAATCCTGGGTTATAGTATTTCAAATAAGTGTATTTGAAATCTTCATTTTGGAATAATTCATCTATAATATCTTTTCCATTTTCTAATGATAAGATACAATTCAAATATATTGGGTGTACATGAAACACATATTTATCAAATAAACTATGAAACCCAGTTTCCATAGATGGTTTTTTATATAAAGAATTTTTGATTGATACCTCCAATATATCATCTAGCATATCATCATCTAATATATTATTAAAATCAATATTTTTATAATCTATAATAGAATAACCACTACCATACTTTATATTTTTTAATTTTCCACCACTTTCTTTTATTATTAATTTATCACCAAATTTTGATGATATATTTCCTCCCTTTGATTGAACTACATTTAATCTATTTCCAATTGTTTGATTTATCCATTCAAATTCATACAATTCACGATGCATTTTTTTAATAAACTCAAATAACATACAATCTACATCGGAATTATATGTTACATTAATACCATCCATTTTGCTAATTTTGATTATAACATCAGCTTTTTTAATTTGTATGGATTTAATATGTTCAAAATCTTTTTTTCGCTTGGATATTAGTTCTACTACTTTTTCTTTCGTATATCCTCTTTCATTTGTATCTCTTTCAACTTTAAAATCTGTTATTAGATTTTCATCAGTATCAATGTATATTTTTAAATCTGTTAATAATTGGGATTCATTTGTGTAAAATGAATGTAATCCTTCATTTATAACATATTTTTTTGGTGAAATATAGATTGGTTCGTTAAATTTTCCAGTTGAATGATTGTATATTTTTCTTAATATTTTTTCTCCATTCTTGAGTGATATCAAATGTGAATCACCCAATTTTAAATTATTTGCAGATGGATTTAAATGTGTAATGGAATTCCACATAATATGGTTTCTTTCCCATTTATGCAAGTCATCTCCTGAAATGGATACAGTATTACCATATCCATAATATAATCTTATGAAATTTGCAATAGTAGATTTCCCAGAAGCAGAATCACCGGATATACCAATGATATATGGGTTATCTTCCATATTTTTGCCAATCGTTATGCATGAATAATCCTTCGTTGTGCCCAACCTTAAATGTGGATTCAGCCCACCATTTAGCTATATTGCCTTCTAATGCAATACCATCCCCTGCGAACTGATTAACTACATCTAAATAAAATTGTTTTTTATATAAACATGGGTTATTTGTCCAATTACCGTATCGAGAAGTTGTCCAAAACATATCCTCTGATTTTTTTATATAATCACCAAATTCGATATCAGGCTCACACCAATGCAGTGAATCTAAAAGATGTGGAGATGTACATTGTGAATTATCATCATAATATGTTAATTCTTGTCCTTGATATCTAAATGAAAAATGTGGATTTCCTGGATTTTTCCTATGTCTCAATCGAACAACATCCATCCCCATTTCAATTGCTTGGTAACTTTTTTCTAATATCTTATATGTAGTTTCTCTATCTTCAATTAAATTCCAATCATGCTCTAATACCAATATATAATCCGATTGTGCGTTTTGAGTTAGTTTAATGAATCCTTGCCCTATACCTATGTTTTGATTCAATCCTATACAATCTAATCCAAAATGTTTTGCAATTTTGTAATCTTGTTCATTGAATTGTTGAAATAATATAGTAGTATCGTTTACCATATCAAATAAACCATTATTGTGATATGTGGTTAATGTATCTACCAATACCTGTCCACTATTCCAAGAAAGTATTCCTATACTGATTGGAAGTTTTTCCATAATTTATTTTTTAATATAACTAGTCCACAAATAAAAATTAAACTCATCATCTCTATATGGTTCTAATCCATTTTTAATAATGGCATCTTTTATACTATCGTAATTGGTATCGGATTCATACGGCCATTGCCAATAATCCGTAACAAATTTCCAATATTCTGGATTCTTTGCATAATCATGCGCAATAATAACATCTCCACTTTTTAAATATTCAGAAAATACGTTAAATTCTTTTGGTTTATCACCTCCGTCGCATACAACTAATGTTTTTCCAGGTCTTTTAATATATGAAATTATTTCATTAAATGGTTTTTCTGCAAAACAATCTTCTATTCTGAAATCAATATCAGTTCTATTTGTATGATTTATAGTACCATCTATATCGTATGATACAACCATTGCATTTGGATTTTTATTATCGTATAACCAAGATGTTAAACCTCCATTATATGTTCCAATTTCAATTATATTATCAAATTGATATATGTAATGTGGGTTTAGTGCCAAATAAACACCCAATACTTGCGACATTTGAATTCCATCATAGATATTCAATCTTAAAAATGGATGAGATGGGTGCCAATTTGTAATTTCAGTAAATTTTATTTTAGTTGACATTGTATGTTGTAATAATGCGTTTAACATTATTGCATTAAAGTCAGAATTATTTTTTTGTTGCATTTCTTATATGATTTATAAAGTTAATTTTATCTTGTTCTTTTACAGAGTTCCAAACTCCTTCATCGGAAGTTGTTGACATTTCGGTTTCTATATTAAAATTTTTCATTGTAGATTTTGTAGAAAGATTGCATTTGAATATGTAATCATCTCCATACCATATTTTAATATCATCTGGTATATCAATCCAATTTTGTTTATCAAACATTATAAGACATCCCCATCCCCAATCTCTAATTTTACCATTCCATTTTTCTAAAATGGGTTCGTCTGTATTATTTCCTTTATAGTTGTATTCGGATTGACCAATGATACCATATTCCAATAAAATATCATTTGTTATGACACCAAATATATTTGGATTAAAGTTTATATCATCGTTTACTAATGCAATAGAATTATTTTTAGCAAGTTTAACTCCTAAATTCCACGCTGGGTTTACATATATGTTTTCACCAGTCTGAACTAATTTTACTTTATCCAATGCTTCATAATATTCAAAGAATTTGCCACCATTATCTATTAATATGATTTCATCTACGAACTCGCATTTTATCAAATCAAATAATAGTTTTCCAATTCTATTTGATTTCCAAAGAGTTGGTATTATTACACTATATTTGTTCATTTTTTATATATTTTTGGTACAATTTAATGTATATGTCATGCATTTCTTCACCCATTGTTTCTGGTTTAATTATTTTATTCCATATATCAGGTGAGTATGTATTAAAATTGTAATTAGCACTGCATATTGTAACATGAGATTCAATTTCTTTAACCATTTTTCCAGGATAACTTTCAACGGCAAACCTATCCTTCTTCATATCATCCCAATTTGGGATATTTAAAAGTTTATCGGTATGAAACCAAAAAAATGTTCCACTATAATGCCAATCACTTTCTACCCAAGGAGGGCAGGGTGTTATAATTCTCATTATACCACTAAATGTTTTATCGTTTGATAACTCATCTTGTATTTTAATTAGGAAAGTTGGTTCTAAATTAAAAAAATACATAGAAAATAACCACATTTTTATTACATCTTTTTCAGGTCTATTTGAACCACCTTTATTGTGTGCAAAAAATGTAATGGAATCTTTATTCGTTATTTGTTTAATAGAGTCTATAAAATATTCCGATTCACGTGTTTCTTGATTATTTTTTACAACTTCAATTTCGAATCCATTAAATAATTTTACTAAATGTGAGTTATCTATTTCCAAATCATCAACTGCTATTTTTATTATTCTTTGTCCGTTGAAGTTATTGCAATATCTATTTAACAATTCAAGATTTAATTTGGTAAATTCATTTACTTGTGAATTTTCAAAATAACAATAATATATTAAATTTCTAATCATATTTTTATTTTTCTATAAATAACAATACATCATCGTATCTTCCTTTATTATTTCGTAAATCATATACTTCCCATTTCATATCAGTATCATTTGCATACAAAACTAATTTATTTAAGTCATCAATTGATTGAATATCTTCTATTATCAATTTTCCTCCTGGTTTTATTTTTTTTAACCATTTTTGTATGGATATTATTTGGGTTTCTAATGTGTGTGGACCATCATCTATAATATAATCAAAACTATCATTTTCAAATTTATTTATAATACTATCAACATACGCGTTTTCTAAAAATAATTTTACATTTGATAGTGTTTTTATAAATTCAATATTTGATTGATTCATTTCATTACCATTATCGATTCCAATTATATGGGAATTAACAAACCATTTACTTAATAAGTTTAAAGAGTCTCCACGTCTAACACCTATCTCTAAAATTGATAATTTTTCTAATCTTCTATTTGTAAATTCATCCGAATAATATGCATTAATATAATCATGTAAAGTACCTTTATCACTTTTTGGTTCTATGCTTTCGTAAAATTCTGAAAATGTGGTCATATTTTTTATTTTTTCCAAAATGAATAAATTCCATTATCTAATTCATACGACGGCCATACAAATCTATCTCTTTTCGGTTGGTGTGAAGCCCAAACCCACATATCCCACAATCCTTCATCTAAATTAGTTTTATGTTCAAACCCCAATATATCAATTGATTTTTGGAAGGTAGGTATTGAGTTTTTAACCTCATGTCTACCTTCTTTATAAACAACTTCACCACTACCTATAATTGCTCTTAATAATGAATTTGCTTTGTTTATACTCCACTCTTCTACTCCACCTAAATTAATTATTTCTTTGGATGCTTCAGGTCTAATTGCCGAATTCCATAAAGGTTCTACAATATCATCTACACAACTAAATGCTCTAGTTTGTTCTCCATCACCAAATATTGTCATTGGTTCTCCATTTAGATGTTGATACATCCAAATACCCAATACATTACGATACTTATCCCATATATTTTGGTTAATACCATATACATTATGTGGTCTGATAATACACCAATCTAATCCATGTTGTTCACCTGCAATTTGAATATCCATTTCACACGCATATTTCGCAACTCCATACGGGTCGATTGGTTTAGGTGTGTGTGTTTCATCAAATACGCCACCTTCTCCATGTCCATACACTGCTAATGTTGAAGTGAATACCAATCGTTTAACATTGTGTTTAATACATTGATTGACTACTCTTGCAGTTGCAACTAAATTGTTTTCATAATTATATTGTCTAATGAATGGTGATAGTCCTTCCGCTGCGTATGCTGCAAAATGAAATACATAATCAAATTTGTGAATTTCAAAACAATTTTCAATTGGGTGTGTTACCAAATTCATTTGCCAAAATTCTACGGTTGGATTTACATTTTCTCTATATCCACCACTTAAATCATCAATTCCAACTATATGAACTTCGGGATGTTTTTCAGTTAACCAATCTGCTAATCTACTACCTAATAGCCCTGCTACTCCTGTTATTAAAACTTTCATAATTTTCTATTAATTTATCTACTACTTGAATTTGTGTATAATTGTGTAACACTTTCATCATTCCATTATGTGCTATTCTTTCCCTCTCCTCCTCATTTTCATTGTAATAGTTCATCTTCTCTATACAATCAAACATATCATTATATAAAACAATATCTTCACCATCAATGAATATCTCTTCTAACCCTCTAATGGTATCCAATCTATCTGTTAGGACCATTTTACCGCATGCCATTCCTTCAAATAATCTGCGAGTAATTTCTCCCCATCTACTATTTTGAATAACCATTAATCCACTATTCAAAAATTGAGTATGTTCTTTTGCAGCCATACCATTACGATTTCCAATTGCACCCTCTGCCCAGTTTGTAATATAATCTAAAAATTCCGAATTTCCAAGTCCTCGCGTAGTAACCCCAACATATTTTGGTTCTAAATTCATAGGAAACTGAACCATAGTATCTGCAAAATGATTTATCCATTCTGCGTTTATACCTCTATTTACATATTCGATTGCGGATTGTTTATCAGGAGTAATTGTGTAATGGAAACGATTTGCTTTAGGATAATTTCTTTCAAAGTTTTGTGGGTCATCTCCACTTTCTTGTATCCAAAATGCAGGAACTAAATCTTTATTAAGATATTGTGAATTGAATCTACCCCAATCCATAAACAACACAATGTCAGTTTGTGGTTTGGAATCTACCCAATTCTTCAAATCGGTATCGTTTGTTTTAACTATTTGAGTTTCCCAACCTCTCTCTTTGAATTCATTTAGGAGTGCAAGTGGTGTAGACCATACTTCACCATCTTTGTAATCGTATATGAATGTTATTTTCATAAAGTATTATAATAATCATTTTGACGTTCCTGACGTTCTATTGTTTTTGGATGTATAATACAATAGACCTCATCTGATGGAAAATTAGTATATGATTGAAATCCAACAATTCTTTCATGTACTTTACCACTCCATCCAATTTGCTCTGGTTTGTTTTTGTAGATACGAGTCTGAACATCAGGGAAGTTTACCCATCCTTTCTCATTAACATTCCATCCCCATTTCTGAATATGTGCTTCAGTTAATCCTTCAACCGTATTGATTCTCGGAACTACTATTAGGTCTTTATCAGTATTCACTTCTAACAATTCTTCCAAATTGTAGATTAAATCATTTGATAGGTATTCATCCGCATCTAATTGAAAAATCCACTCACCTTTGCAATGTGAATTTAAAAAGTTTTTCCATTGTGCGAAATCATTATCAAATTCAGATTCAATTAAAGTGATATAATTTGCATTAGCTTGTAATTCTAAATACTCAATCATTTCCGTAGAAGATTTTGGAGTATCTAAAAGAACTACTATTTCAGAATTTTCACCTTTATAGTTTATCAATTGAGTAACTAATCGTATAATTTCTTCATGCTCATTACAAGCGGTTATTGCGTAACTTAATTTCATTTTAATCTTCGTTATGAGATTTGATAATTTCATCTTCACCACCTGTTGTATATGGTGGATTGTATGTATAATTAATTGAACTACCTGATGGATACCCATAAGCAGTTGATGTTACATAGTGTGGATGTTGCCAAGTAGGAAACGATTGTGTATTTGGTGCAGTATTTGGAGTATGGATTGGAAAAGTTAGTGTTGGTTCATCATTAACCTTTGCCAACACATCTTTTAATGCATCCCATTGTTTGGGTGATATATTGTATTCATGTACTCCTTGAGTAAATCCCTGTAACCAAAGGACGAATTCTTTTGATGTCATTATTATTTATTTAAATATTTTAATATATCATTTGCCAATTCCTTATAACCTACTTCACCATAATGCCCATCTCTAACTACATTAGCAGTTTCTTTACTCATATCGGTATAGTTTACAACCGGAAATGATAACTTCAAATTTTGTTTACCACCTATATTTTCATTACACCAACTCCAATGGATAACTTTTACATCTTTTAAGTTTGCCCAATCATTTATAAATGTAATCCATTGATTAACTTCTTGCTCATAGAAATGTTGTAAATCACACCTATTATAAATCAATTGCTCCGCTACTTCCTTTGTTATATATGTTCCATCTACACACTCATATTCAGGAAGATTCGATAACCCTACAGACCAGATTGTTTTCCATCCGTGTTTAGATGCTACTCTGTATCTAGCTATAACTGTCCATCCAAAAATTAGGATATCACCTGATTGAATGTTTTGTAATTCTGAAAGGAATTTGTGAAATATTCCACAATTGGAACTTCCACTAACTCCCATATTTTTTACACTAAACCCGTATTCTTCTGCTACAAATGTAGCAGTATCCTTTGCATCTCTACCCAACCATTGTTTGTAAGGACTGGGGTCATTAGAGGTGCCATTTATAGGTGCTGTCATTGAATCACCGAAAGACCATACTCTGTTCATTCTTCGTTATTTTGTTCTTTAATAGTTTTTATTGATTTTTTTACATTAGGAGTCAATTCTTCAATATCCATTTCCAATTCAGTTATTCTACCAAACCCACTTATTTTATAAGTTCTATATGCTTCATTTGTTATTATAGGTACTTTAGAAACTACGGATGAATAAAACTTCTTTGCTCCACCCTTCATTTCTAATTTATCTTCATCTTCATTTACAAATTTACCAAAAAATCTTTTTATTAAAGTGGGATTTATATTTGATACTTTAATTGCGTGTACCACACCTTTTGCTCTAGAAACAAACAAAGTGTATATTATAGGCCCATCTCCTATTGTGTATGATTGTTTAGTACCATCTACATATTCGTATTGCATTATCATATAGAATTTTCCACGCTTCATTCTTTCAGGTGATATTGATTTATCACCTTTATCTATATATTTGCGATATATACGATTATATGCTGACACTACTTATTTAACATTTTTAGTTTAGGTAATTGAAGTTGCTGGAACTTTGGTTGTATCTTATTATAAATACCATATTGATTCAAAATTCCATCAAACAATTTAGTCATTTTTTCCAATCCAAAGTTTTGTTTGTTTTGTTTACCCAATTGTATAGATGCCTTTTTGTATTTTTCATAGTTCTTATAAACATCTTTTATGGATGATAGTGCCTTTGAAATATTTACATTAAACCATTGTGATTCTTTTAATAAGAATTGGTCTGCAGCTGATTCATGTACCTGCTTTAATTCACCTTCTAATAAAACAGCTCCTTGCTTTAAGAAATCCAAATGTCCACTCCAATTGGAAACAATTACAGGCTTACCTGTTAAACTGAATTCCAATAGGGGTCTACCAAATCCTTCACCTTTTGTAAAGTTTAACATTGCTTTTACTTTTGGATGTTCGTATAATCCGTTCATTTCAACAGGTGTTAAATCACCATGCAACAAATAAATTGGAACTGATTTATAATCATTACCCAATACTTCTCTAATTTTTTTAATAGTGGTTTCTCTATCCATTACAGAGAACCCTGCTGAAGATGTTTTAAGAACTAATGCGGGTTTTACCTTTTCATTTTTGAATGCCATTGCGAATGTTTTTATCATCATTCCCACATTCTTTCTATCTTCTCCCAAATCACCTCTTAACCAATGACCTACGAATAGGAATGCAAACTCTTCTTTGATTTGGTCTAATTCCGAAACAATAGCAACCTCATCTGTTCCAAACATTGTTTCATCAAATCCTTCAAATAGAATTTCAACAGGTTTTTGAATTCTATGTTGTGCAATTAATTGTCCGCTTTGTTTATCTTGTTCATTATATACCGTATCTACTAAACTTTTCTTTGAATGTTCTGATGGAACTATAATCAAATCCATTCTATTACATCCATGAATCCAATCTAATGCACAATGTGTTGTTTCAATTGCCGCAGTAATTCCAATATTATAAAATCCTAATGGTTGAAATTCATTTGGGACTGTAACTTGAATATAAATGTCAGGTTTTTCTGTAATTTGTGGGATGATATTATCTACAGCCCATTTGTGAAATTGATTATCATAATTAAGAGCATCCATTGGGGTATTCCCCCAACGAGTGCTAATAATTTTAATATCAAATTTATCTAATTTATATAGAGAATGTAATAAATCTCTCGCGTGGTCACCATATCCACTTCTTGTTGCAATCGGTGCCTGAAATACTAATGTTGGTTTCATATTATAACTCTATTAACTTAAATTTTTTCTTTGGTGTCCAATTTTCAAATGCACCTTCCATGCCATCTACTAATGTTTTACACATTGCTTCTCTGCTCAACAAACCATCTCCCAACATCCACTTTCTACCTTTCAATGCTGCTGCATCTCTATCTTCTTTTGGAGTTAAATACCATTCCATAATCAATGGTGATATATCTTCAAAATCAACTCTATCATCAAAGATGTAAGGAGTAGGAACTGAACCCGTTGTTGAACGAACTGGCCAAATTGGTTTAACCCAATCTCCCCAAACTACACCTGCTTTTTTGTGTCTATCATGCAATGAACCAATCTGTACATAATCTTCTGCGGTTAGTAGTTTACCAGTTGTAATATCTCTAAATCCACATTGGTCTTGCAATCCACCCGTTACCGTTACAATGATTGGAGTTCCAGCCATTACTGATTCAGCCGTTGCCAATCCAAATCCTTCATTAGATGCCACATTAATTGTTACATCTCCTAAATTATAAAGATAGTTCAATTGCTCTTCTGAATATCTGTTTGGTGCAAATACTACATTTGTTTCAGGTGAACAACACTCTGCTATAGTTCTTGGTAAATCAGTACCATGTTCTTCTACGGGTTGAGTATGCATTAATAAACATACTTTACTTCTATGTTCTGGTGATAATGCCTCCACAAACTTATCGAATGCAAGAATTACATCAATTGGTTGTTTTCTACGAATGTTTCTATTATTCCAATACAAAACAAAATCGTATTCTTTTTCACCAAAGATTTCCTTTTTAAATTCAGCAGGTACTTCAACTGGCTTATATAAATCGGAATTAATGCCGTGAGGTACATAACTTACTTGCCAATCAGCAGGTTTAGTCCAATGTTTTTCTTTATCCCATCCCCACACTCTACGGGTAATACCATAAGTTTGTTTTGAAATACAACCAATCCAATCACAACTTTCGTAGTAATCTCTATTGTATTTAGGGTCTGGTAAATCATCCCAAATGTGATAAAAGAAAAGGGGTACTGATTGACGAATTTCGTGCTCCATCTCATATAACCAAATCCAGTAACGAGGGTCAGTAAAGTGGAGAATTGCATCAGGTTTTTCAACCATCAACAATTGACGAATAATACCTGGATTACCATATCCATCTGATGGGTAAATTTTTACACTAGCATCAGCAACACCAGTTTGCTCTCTAACGCTATCATTTAAATCTAAAATCTTACCTGCTTCTGGGTGTTTGATTGCTGCTCCTAATTGAACCCAATCATATTTATCAACGGTTCCCATAACCAATTGTTTGGAAACATTAGCGATACCACTCGCCATTCGTAAATCGTCTGATAATAATAAAATCTTCTTTTTTGCCATAACTTATTTTTATAAATAATTATTGTTTTTTATATTTTTCCGTCACAAATTCCTCTTTGTTTAAACTCACACCAATCACATAATTTTGATGGATGTTTGGGGTATTTTGAATCTACATTATATTCCCCATTCTGGTCAAACACACTATTAACGAATTCAGTAAATCCTTTCCATGATTTGGTCATAGAAGGTTTACCACTTGCAGGTACGTGTCTACTGATACGAGGGATGTTATAATCTGTATTTTCAGATACCTTACGCTTTAGAATTATGAATTCCACATCAATTACATCTTCGGATATATTTAGTAATTCTGCGTAAAATTTTTTGTATAAAAGTAATTGTGTGCTTTTAATCGAGTCTGCTTTTTGGTTTTTAGTCCATCCTCTAGTTGAGGTTTTGAAATCAGTAATACGATATCTACCTGTTGATTTACTTCTAACGATGAAATCAATAAATCCCATAAAATTGACATTTTCTGAAATCTTTGTATTGATTACCTGCTCAATTGCAATTAACTCGTCATCTTTTAGTGAGAAAAAATTATTGAAATTTTTAGATTTCTGAAAGTAATCTAAAATAAGATACCCATCTTCTAAAAACTCAACTAACTCCTCTTTGGAACATATTGGGTTCTGTCCTTCGTTTGATTCTTTTAAAAAGGATTCTCGCATTTTTTCTTTGAGAAACTCTTTTGTATTCATATTCTTATCTGCTTGCGATTTGGAAATACGCAAACATCTACTTAAATATTCTTGCAAAGTCTCATGCATTGCGGAACCAAAAACGGTGTGTATATTGGATGATGATTCTCTCAAACCATCTATATACGCCAGTTTGTATTGATGTGGGCATGCAGACCACATACTATATTGGGAAAATGAAACTCTAGCCATAGTGTGTTATTTAAATACAATATACACAATTTATTCCTATTTTCCTAGCATTAAATCTTTAATTTTAATTTGGTTATTAACTTTTTGTCAGTACCATATTTTTCGCACATATATTTTATATTTTCTCTACCTTCTCTGGTTGCATATAAAACTTCAATGTAATCAATTGATTGTCTTTCGGAACAATCGTAATCTTTTTTAATTAAATCAACTAAAAATGATTCGTATTTTTCTTCTCCTTTTCCTTTGATGTATTTAAGATAATATTTACCTTTAGGTATAATACTGATATACAACTTATACATTTCTCTAGGTTCTAATGTTTGAGTCAGAGGTAATATAGTTGCAATCAATTCTACCCATTCAGGTTTCATCGAAAGGAATCTATTAATCATAAAGTTACTCCATGTCTTAATATCTTCCTCTGATAATTTATCAAAGTAGTTTGGGTCTTGCTCCGATGTAATTGCAGCAATGTGGTCAAATAACTTTTTTCCTGCCATTATTATACTATTGATGATGGTGTGTCTCTCAATTCCAAAGGTAATAATTCCTGCAATGCTTTTCCACATTGAGTACATAAATACATTTCAATTGGAATGATTGAATCTTGAGCATTACCAGTCATTATTTTACTTAATTTTTTAAATCTATATCCTGGCATAAATGTTTTATTTCCACATTCACACACCATATCTCTCGCATCATTTAAACTGATACCATTTGGTAATCCTTGTTCCATTATTTTATAATATTTAAAATTTGAATAATTGTACTCATAAACACTATTTCTTTATCTACTACTAATGCATCTTTGGATAATCCTTCTGCGATTGTCAAAATTACATTTGCCGTATTACCTGCCGCGTATTCATCTACTCTACTATACAACATAGAATACATTTCAGAATAATCATTTAAACGATTGTCCGCAACTGCTTGTCTGATATTCATAAACATATTTCGTTTATCATCATTTGCTTTTAACAAATCTACCAATTTAGTTTGGAAGTTAGATTCCACCATAATTTGATGGTCTACTTTCAACTCTCCTTTTGCAGAT